ATAAATCTGATGTTGAATTACCGTATTTTGAAGATATTTGTGAATTGCAGTTTCTTAAACGAAACTTTTATCAGTTATATCCTACTATCTGGATTGCTCCTCTTGATAAAACATCTATCGAGAGTGTATTTAACTACTCGTGTTTAACCGAAGAAGAGATTGAAGAGTGGCAAGCAACAATTAGAGAACAACTTATGGAAGCAATGTTACATGGGAAAAAGTACTACTCAACTTTTGTGAAAAAGTTGAGAGAGTGGGTTTCAACCTACAAATTTAAACATTACCATCCTGAATTACGAGAAGCTATTATGCCTATTCTTTTGAATAGATATGTAGATATGCTTCGATCGTATTTGCTTCGAATTGGTGTCTTATCACCTAGTGATTTACAAAATAATAAAATATATTGTGAGTCAATTTTTGAAAACGGAAGAACCCGTTTGCGTTATTACACGAAAGAGAATAGCTTTGAAAGCGAGAATATTACAGAATCACTTGACAAATCGTTAATGTCAGTCATGGATAATGTAAAGAAATATATTCAACAAAAAGGAGAAGCCCTTTATAACTTGGGGTTAAATTATGGAAATTATTCTCCTCAAGAGACCAACCCAGAAACCGATGTACAATTCGAAGGTGTACAATCCGACATTGGTCCACCAATTAAAGTTATGAGTGCAGATGGCCCTGTGTACGCGTTTGATCTTGGGCAATCACACGGCCTTCTGCCAAAACAAATCCCAAAGATCATGGATGTGGCAATGAGTTTGCCTGACAATATCAAACATTTCCAGCTCTTAGATCCCATTTATTTGAATGGTATCCAACCACGAGTGGTGTTATCTCCCACATTGAAAGAGATTGCTCCGAAAGCTGATGTGTTAATGGATATTTTCCAATATCATCGTGCGAAAATGTGTTTATTGCGTATTGATTCAAGACCTCCTCTGGGATTTTCACAGATGATTAAAGTTGCTATCACATCTACATCTGCAACTGATGAGTCAGCGTTTAATCGTCAAGGTGTGACATATAATTTGGCTAAGTGTCCAATCATGTATTTCTTGGTACCATTTTGTGATCGTGATTTTATGAAAACACGTGATGAGAAATGGTTCAAGATACTGATTGAACAAGTCACACCGCCAATCCTTCGCACGGATGTTCCAGAACCATTTAGATTTAGACCATCATTTGAGGTTTTGGAATTAGACTATTATGTCCATAAAGATGTGCAACCGGCTGTAACACCAACTGAAGGCATCCCATTGACAATAATCCCAACAACAGCATTGTCAGTATCGGTAATCAATAATGCATTGCTTGCCCCATCGACAGTCTCTACTGGCAGCACAATAACATTGCAGGGTGATGTTCTAGCTATTGATGGTGCTGTTGCAGCTTCAAATATAAGCAATACACCATTTTATTTGTTGAGAGCAGGAACATCTGGCACTATCACAATCATCAATACGGGGACAGCGTTACAATTGCAGTTTACCAGTGCAGGGTTGCCATACACGCTAATTCGTGATTCGGATTATATAGCGGCAGCAACCGGTTCATTCACTGGTAGGGTCAATGGTTTGCAAATAGCTGCTATGGGATCACCGATGTTGGGAATTATCGGGCGTTTACCTACAACAATGCGAAGGCGTTTGGTTGCACCGGAGAAACCCAAAGAAATCCATGTGTATGCAGCTGATATATTGGACCATCAAGTTGACCGGAAATTCGAGGAATTGTATTGGCAAAACAAAGGTAAAAGAGGATTCGTCTTACCCGGACACAAGTATGAAGGTCCAGGAAATTCTTTGAATAATGGAGTACCATCTAATGAAATGGACGCTTTTGCACGTAAACACGATCTACAGTACGCTTGGGCGTCGTATTTGTATGCTAACAAAAGAATTGATAAACCAACGTTTGAATCGAAGATCCATGCAGCAGATGAAGAACTTGCAACCAACTCCAACATGACATCTCTCGATGGTATTGCGGCCAATCTTGGCATGCGAGTTAAAAAGTTTGTCGAGCACTTCACAGGATTGCTTTATCCTTCTGTTGGTACTTATCAGCTAGAGGATCAGACAGATGAGGAAATCATCAAACAATTATCATGCAACAAGCCAGTGGATTATGTGTCAATACTAAAGGAACAATGCGATGAAACAGGTATTGATTTGAGATACAATTTCAAACGTTTGGTATCTCCTGATAATGCACCTTTATATGAATGTGTCTGCTTGGTTGGTGATAGGCGTTTTTTTGCAACTGAGATTGGGAAGAAGAAAGCAAAGAAAATGGCATCGTATATCATGTTGTTGGCATTAGCTGATGGCGTCTATCAATCTGACAATATCGATCCTGCTGCTTCTGAGCCATCCGCACCAAAGAACCCTATGCCTCCTGTGGCAGTAGCGCGTCCTGGGAGTTTGGCAGCGGGTCAAACAGTGGGTACAATCGGAGCTAAGATCGAAGTTACAGAACAAGATTTCGTCCCCATTAATACTGTTACGGTACAAGCTGATACGGCTACGAATGATCAGCTGTTTAAAATGCGCATACACCC